TCCAGGGCGAAGCCAAAGGCCAAGCCCGCGACGGCGGGATTGGCCGGGCCGTTGCGCGTGGGGGCGATCAGGCAGGGAATGCCGGTTTGGGCGTCAACGTAGGTCCAGGAGAGGTATTTCATGCGGGAGTCTCGTGATACTTGAAGATATAGCCGCCAGTGGTTTTGAGTCGCCCGCTACAGCAGGAAGACAGATTGCCGTTGTTGAAACCATCAGCTACGAAATCGCGGAACTTTGCCACGCGCAGCAGGTTGCCTGCTTGGTCCCATTGCTCCAGCAATCGGCCACGGGTGGCCTGAAAAGCTTTGATCTTGGCGCGGACATGGGCCGGACGCTGGCGGCCGTAAAGCGGATTGTCAGTTCCACGTTTGCCATAGTTTGGATTGTTCTTACCACTTTGCGCAGCACTCATGCGGACGCGGCATTCGGCAGATAGCGTTCCAGCCCGGCCATCAAGCGAGACATAGCGGCAATTAAGACCGCGCTTGCCAAGCACGTTAAGCGTTTCCTGCCAATGGCGCTCCTTTTCGTTAAGCTCATGTTCCTTGCACTCCTCAATAATCGCGTAGTGGTGCGATTGAGCGCCGTGATTTTTGAGCGAAGCGTAAAGGCGCTTTTGCCGATTACAGCTTGAATACGTCAAATAACCAGCGAAGCGCTGTTCAATATTGGTTGACTGCCCAACATACACGCGCCCGCTAGGCGACGTGATTTGATAAATGCCGCAGGTCATAGAATTGATCGCCGACACGCGCGCGCCCGGATGGTGTTCGTCTTATCGAAGTTGAACTGGCCCCCGGGGCCGGACGTGAAGTAGTACTGGTAACACGCGTAGGTGGCCGAGGACTCGGAGCTGCTCCAGTAATACACCGAGCCAAACGTCAGCGCCTCCGCGCCGCCGGACTGGAAGGCAGTGGCCGCGGTTTGCGCGGGGACCGTGGCGGTATAGGCGTCGCCAGCCGGGTCGCTGTTACGGTTCGCGCCATGAGTAGCGGCCACGTCGTCCAGGTTGGCGTCTCGGGTATAGGCGGCGGCGTCGTAGCGATTCACCGTGACGTAGTTGTTATTGGTAACCGGCTTGAGGTTGCGCCACAGCAGTTCAAGTTCATCACGCGCCGGGATGTACCAGTCGGTATAGCCGGACAGGCCCTCGCCGCTATTAAGCTCACGCAGGCTCTTGGCCCAATGCGCCAGCGGATAAACGGTGCTGGTATCAGCGGCGATCATGGCGTCGGTCGCCGCTGGGCCGTTGGTCAGGGTGAAGCACGCCGCCGGCGCCGTCGTATTGGCGTTTTTGTACATGACGCTCGCGTTCTCGCCGCCGTTCTTCGGGGCGACGATGACCTTCCAGCGTGCGGCAATGACCCAGGTGGAGAAGGTCCCGCTCCCCGTGACGCTGGTGATGTCGACGACCAGACTGGTGTTGGTGCGGCTGGTGACCGTACCAGTCATGAACACTTGGCCGATGTTGGTCGGGCCAGGGGCGACGCGAATGGCTTGGCCGGCGTAGAGCGGCAGCCAGCCCGAGGGGACGGTAAAAGTATGCGCGCCTGTGCCGATGGTGCGCTCGCCGGTGGCGGCACAAACGCTGTCCCAAATCGCGCCGGCGTAGAAACCGCCTTCCAAAGCAGCGCCAAAGCTGGGCGCGGCGGCAGGGGTGTCGATCAGGCCACCATCCTGCACCGTAATGGTCAGGGTACGGCGGTGATCGTTGACGGTCACCGTGAGGGTATCTGTGCCTGCCGTGCCGGGGGCGTTGTAGGTAATGGTGTCGCCGTCCAGGGTGGCATCGCCACTGGCGGCAGACACGCTGTAGCTGGCGTAGCTGTCGAAATCAGCAATGGTCAGTTCCAACTCGTTATTGGTGTAGACCGTGAGCGCCGGGCCGGAAAGGATCGGGGCCGGGACGTTGCCGTGCGCGCTGTCATCGGCGGCGTGATCAAATGCCCAATTGCTGGATATCGGCGCGGTGGTCGCGCCATCCACGGGGGTGTCGTCCACATCAGCCGTCATTACGGCCCCGGCGGCGGCGACATTGGCCGCGTCAGTTACATCAGCCCCAGCTTCAATGCCGTCCAGCTTGGCCTTGTCCTCGTGGGTCATCAGGCCGTCGTTTTGATTGGCGCCGGTGGGCGCGGCGTCACCGAGGTAGGTCTTGATGGCGGCGGGGGTGCTGTGCTTGTTTTCGCCTCCCTGAACGACGGGCAGGGCTTCCGTACCGGCCAGGGCGTCTGCCGCGGGCATCTGGGAGATTTTCAGATCAGGCATGGCTTAGCTCTCGGTACGGATAAATTCAGGATTGCCGGCATTGTCCGGCGAGGATTCCAGCAGGAAAGCCTGGCCGGTTTCGAGCAACAGTTCGCCTTGTGCGGTCTGCTGCTCGCGGCGCTCGGCCCACGGCAACCAGGTCAGGCGGGTAAGGGCGGTCAGGCGGGTCAGCAGGGCCATGGCTTAGGGCCTCGCTCAGGCCGGCGTCCAGGCGTTGAGCACGACGTTGACCGTCCCCGACGAGGTCCGGGCATAGACATACCCCGGCCCGATCAGCGTCCGGTTCAGGCTCTCAAACTGATCGCCGCGTAGCACATGCCCCTTGACGGTCGGTGCCTCCTCGGTGTCCTTAGTGGCAATCTCGACATCCACGCGGGTGGAGAAGGGCAGGGTAAGCAGGAACTCATAACCGGCGTCGACCAGCTTGCTCCAGTTGCCGTTCAGGGTAGGATTAGTCGTCGCCATCGGCGGTTACCTCGACGGTTTTACGGGGGCGGCCACGCCGCGTCGGGGCGACGGGTACCACCTCGATGGGTTCAACGGGAGGGGGCGGGACCTTCACCGAGTCCAGCAGGCGTTCACCGACCTGGGTCAACTGCCAGTCCTGCCCCACGATGCGGGCCAACGTGATCCATTTGCCGTCGCGGCGCACCCGCGCCTCGTTGCAGACCAGCTCGCCCCCCAGGGCGTCCACCAGCTCGAACAGGGTCATGGCCCCCTCCAGAATAGGGTTGGTTAGGGTGATGAGTATATCACCCTAACCGTTAGATGTTGTTAGGCGCTGAGCACGGCAGCCCAGTTTTCACTGCCGAGCGAGATATATAGCCCGGACATGTTGGCAGCCAGGGCTTTGGCGGCGTTGGCGGAACCGTTGTTGATGGCACCGCCGGTACGCGGGTACACGTTCAGGGCCGCGTTGGAGCTGTTGACGATGGTTACCATCTCACCCCGCGCATAGTTGGCCGGCAGAAGCACACCATCGCTGGCGTTGCCCGTGGTGACGAAGTTGATAGTCCCCGTCAGCGCCGTCGCTCCCGCCTGCGTCTGCGTCGTGCCCGCCGTGGCGGTGGCGTAGGCACCATCGAACCGGGGCCTGCGCTTCAGCACATTCTTCGTAATACGCATGTCAGTATCCTCGAAAGGGGGCCGCAGCCCCCTCGGTTAGGCCGGATTAGGCGCTGAGCACGGCGGCCCAGTTGTTGTCACCCAGAGAGATGTACAGACCAGACATGTTGGCGGCCAGGGCCTTGGCGGCGTTGGCGGAGCCATTGTTGATCTTGCCATCCGTATTGGGATAGACGTTCAGGGCCGCACCGGAGCTGTTGACGATGATCAGGGTATCGAACATCGCGATGTCCGCCGGCAGCTTGACGCCATCGCTGGCGTTGCCCGTGGTGACGAAGTTGACTCCGCCGGTCAGGAGGGTGGCACCCGCCTGAGTCTGCGTGGTCCCCGCCGTGGCGGTCTCATACCCGCCGATGAAACGGGCGTTTTGCATGACGTTAGCCATTGTTAGTCTCCGTTATCAGGCGCCAACCAGCGCAGTGACCAGGGCTTCGGGCTTGATCACCTTGCGGCCATAGATGCTCAGACCGCGCATGATGTCGCCAAAGTCGGTGGGATCGCGCATCGGCTCGGTCTTGTTCATGGTCGCAGCGAAGCTGATGGCGTGCTTGGTACCGGCCACGATCATCCGGCGGGGCAGGGCGTTGGACACCGAACCACCGGTGGACACCGCAGAGCGACCGGACACCAGGGCCTTGGCCGTGGTCCCACGCGGCAGCAGGTTGCTGACGTAGGTGGTGAAGCGGTCGATCACGCCGATCTTGCCCGAGCGGATGGTCGAGGCGCTGTCACCAGAGAAGAAGCTGGCGGCGATGTCCGACTGCATGAGGATGTGGCGATCATAGGGGGACATGATCAGCCAGCGGCCCTCGGACGGCACGTTCTGCTCGTCGAGCACGGAGGCCATGCGCAGGATGGCGTTGAGCACGTTCTCGGGGTCGGACGAGCTGATCGGGGCGGTGTCGGTGCCCAGGTTGTAGGCAGCGGTCAGCTCACCAGCGGTGGCGCCCTTGTTGTTGGCGTCAGGACCCTCGGTGACGAAGCTGTTGAAGAAGACCTCTTCCTCAATGCTGATCTTGAGCTGCTTGGCCGCTTCCTCAGTGAACATGTTCATGAGGTCGAGGTCAGCCTGCTTCTGGAGCAAGTCAGCGACTTTCACGCCGTAATACTTGCCCTTGGTGATCTGCATGTCCTGGTAGATCGGGGTGGGAACCTCATACTGGAGGTTCATGCCGACTTCGTAGTCGCGGATGTTCATGGCCGACGTAGTGCGGATGCGCACCGTATCGCCCACGTTCTTCAGCTCCCCTTCATAGTCGGTATTGCAAATCTCCGACAGCATGGTCTGCTCGTAGAACTTGACGAGCAGCTTCTTCGACCACAGAGTCGGGATGAAGGTACCGGAATAAGCCGGATCGGTGGCATAAGGGGCGTTGAGCGGATACACAACGCCGGGGGTAACGGTCGCCATAACGGTCTCCAGAGGACACAGGGTTTTACTGTGCCGGGACCAGGCGACCGTGTTAGAGGGTGTTAGACGCTAATGCGTCCCTCCTGGTAGGCAGCACTGATCTCGGCGTCTAAACGCTTCGCCTCGTCAATGCGACCTTGAGCGGTAAGGTGCTGGATGCGGTTGAACAACGCCTCCGCCTCGCCCATGGTGTACGTCTTCTTGGCCCCGGATGAGGGCGCGGAAGTCGTCGCACGACTTGGCTGGACTTGACGCTGCAACTCTTGTTGACGACTCACGGCGGGTGCGGGCTGCGCGGGGGCCTGGCTCTTGCGCCAGAGGTCCACGTAACTCTTCACCGCCTCGACATCCCCGTTCGCATACGCCTGCTGGGCCACCGCACGGCGCGGCCCCCGGATCAGCGGGTCGACCTCGTTCAGCCACTCGATCCAGGCCGGATCGGCGTTGATCTGCTCGAAGTCGGGGACCGCCTTGAGCAACCGGGCCTCGAACGACACCGACTGCACCTGGGAACCCTGCTGCGCCAGTTGCGCCTTCAACTCCTCGACCTGCTTGCGCAGATCGCGGGTGGCGTCCAACGTAATTCGCCGTTGGATGTCGACAAAGTCTTCGCCGTAGTTGGCAACGTCTTCGTCCGAGACGTACTTATCCGGTTCCTTGGGTTGCTCCGCCGGGGGTGGAGGGGCTTGCATCTGCTGCTGCATCTGGGCGAGCACGCCCTGCAACTCACGGACTTGGGCATGTAAGCGGGGCACTTCGGCGTCGTACTTGCCTTGCAGGCGACGATACTTGTGCTCCCACTTTTCCTCCGGCACCTCCTGGGGTTCCGGGTGGGGTACGTCGGTTGACGCTACGGGGGCCGCCGGGGCCGGCTCAGGGCTCGGCTCGGGGGCGGGAGGGGTTTCAGTCTGCCCGTCAGGCGGGGTTTCCGGCTCAACGGGGGCTTGAAGTTGCTGCTCCAACGCAGCGAGTTCTTCCGTCGCGGCAGCGACGGCCTTGGGTAACGTCATGGATCAATCTCCAGAGGGGCCAACGTGGACTAACGGGGCCGGGTGACCGGTGAGCCGTTAGGGGACTGGTCTGCCTTGGGTGGCCGGGAGCCTCAGCTCAACCGACCAAGGGCTTCGGGGGCCTTGAGAATGGCCTGAAGCAAGTCTTTTACCACCGCGTACTCGCCCTGCTGACGGTAGATGACCATTGGCGCGTCGGCCTTGGCCATCTGGTCGCTGATTCGCACCATGACATCAGTCAACAAGTCCTGGAGCGGGGCCATTTCTGGTGAGCCGCACCGGGCAAGTGCTTGAAGCTGCTGGGGAGTCGCGCTGTTAAACAAACTCATAGCAGGGTATTTACACCTAACTAACAGGATTGTCAAGGACTAACATGTGAACTTGACCGGCAACGTCCCTTGGGCACGTCGTCTTCTCGGGGACTCTGGCCTAGCTCTCGCCTGGAGGCGCATATCGCGCTTACGCCAGCCGGTCAAAAGGGGGTGCGCGGGCCGGGTTGACTACCGACTGGCATAGCGATGTGGGTTCACCGGGTTATCCCCACAAGCCGGGTATGTCGCCCGACCTCCTCGCTGCGTGTCTATCCACGCCGCCGCGCATTGATTGTGCCGTCGCTTTGCTACGCAGGCCCGACGGCCAGCCTCGATAGACGCTTGCGCGTTCCCTCGCAGTTTAGCATTGAAATAGTGCTACCGATTGGTACCGCAGGCTCGGTAGCCGGCCTAGCGCGTTAGCGCATATTCGGTCTAGGGCTCACGTTGTTCGAGTCCCGTCCGCCCTGGCGGCTACCATCGGGTAGCGTGGGGGCGGGCTTCTTGGCGGGGACCGCGCCTTTGGGGCCTTGGGCCTGACCCGGCGGTGCGGGCAGCGCCCCCTGCGCCATCTGCATCTGCATCATCGCCTGCTGCACCATGGCCTGCTGCTGGAGCCGTTGCTCCAGCTCTTCGCGGGTCGGGACCAGACGGTCGGGGTTCACATCCAGCAGCTTGGCATTCTCGCGCAGCAGCTCCGCCGCGCCCAGCGGGCCGACGATCTCCTGGGCTACGGGCGAACCGAGGACGACTTGCAGGAACTCGTTGCGGCGCACGGCGGCAGCTTCGCGGGACACGAGGGACATGGCGCCCTTAGCAACGACGCGCACGTCACCGAGCATGTCGGGGTCAGCGTTGTAGCGGAGATTGTGTTGGTACAGACGTTCCAGCATTGGAGTGATAACGTCAGCGTCAATGTTGGCCACCACATGTTTCAAACTCTTGGCGGCGTTGTTGATTAGCATCGCCAGGCCGGAGGAGGTCCGCCCGGCGCCCGCGACGTGTTCGCCGGTCATGTAGCGCGGGATGCCTGAATACTCATCCGCCAGGGTGGCGAACTTCTCCAGCACCGTCAGTAGCTCGGCGGCGTTGGAGGTCGGCTGGAAGAAGCGTACCGCCGGGGAGCTGTCCTGAAAGTCGTGGTACTCCGACTGCCAGATTTTCCACGGGTACATCTGGGTGATGTCCTCCCCCGGTGGTAGGCGCGAGGTGTTGATCTCCACCTGGGGACCTGAATTATGCGAGACAAAGCCGTTTGCCACAAAATTGTGGTGCGGGGCCTTCATTTGCAGGTCGTACACTGGCTCTGCCGGTAGCGCCTCGATGCTAACGATACGGTCATAGTCCAGATACTTGTGAAGATATGGATTCTTGCCTTTGTGCCCGTGACGCACATGCCAGCGCTTATGGCACGGCTCGCAAAGCGTCATCAAGTTTTCCGCCGCGCCGTCCCATGGATCGCCGTTGCTGTGATGTAGGTGCAGCCTGCTGTCGGTACCGCACTCTTCGCACGCAGTCTTCAACTGATCCCGCTGTAGCGCCCTGCCCCGTGCCGTCGTGGCCAAGCCCTCGCGGCTGGCCAACGCTTCTTGCGCCTGTTTGCCGTTCCACGCACTGTTCTCTTTTTTCGACGCGCACCGCCGACACCGGCTAGCGCCAGGTTTCTTGGACAAAGCCGTGCCACAGTCCACACACACCGCGCCAGGCAGCACGAGTACGTTGTCGTGGCCCTCCATCCGCGCGTAATGAACGATGTGGTCCATCAACGCCTGTTCGGGGGTCATCACCGCCGTAGGGGGGAGTTTGCTGGAATCTACCGACGGATGAGACGCCCGGATATGGCTGCGCCGCTCAGCCAACGGTAACTCTGCTCCGTTGACCGCGATCAAGTCACCGGGGGCAAAGGCGTTTAGTTCGCGCCAAGCGCCGTCGGCTGACATAAACCGATGATTGTCAGTTGCCTTGACTGTATACCCGGTTTCTGTTGTCACCCGAAAGACAGGCCGCACGCCGTTAAAGTGGATGTCCTCCACGCGGTTTGATATGAACTCCCCGGTGTCTGCGTCGAGCACGCGGAGTAAGTTTCTGCGTAGCCCGCTGTTGTGCTGCGTCCTGGACTCCCACAGCTCCCCAATCGTGCCTCCGCGCCGCGACCGGTCCTTGCTCGCTCCGCTGCTCTATCCCCCCGCCGCCCCC